TCAAAATGATGGGAGCACCACAATCACCAGATGATGTTGATCCTCCATACTGCCAACTGTGATTGATTTCCATAACAATTCCCTGATCATTCACACGCACCTTGTTATGAGACATATGAACATCATACAACGAACGCTTGGAAATGCAAATATCATTAGGTCTGGAATTGAACGTTGGCAATTGAGCGTTGTACCGTCCATTGAGCATGGCGAGATCTTCTGTTTTCACAAAAAGGTGAGTCAAATTTGTGTGAGGAGATACTCTATCTGCAATCGGACATAGCCACACAAGCGCAGCATCCAAAGGTTCATCATTTTTGTACAAACGAACATGATTATCCAACATAGAACCAAACGTGAACTCAACTAATTTTGATGATCTGTTAGAAAGATAGAAAACATGATTACGTGGCTTAGTTTGCTTTAAGATTTCAATAAAATGATAATTGATCATAAACACAGTTCCTTTGATAAAAAGTACATTTCCATATGGTTTAACATCATCATGCAACAAATACAAGGACTTGTTAACAATTTTATTTTCAAGCATTTCACAACCCTGATCTTGGTACATCTCCATGTGTAGTGGTGACTCCTCCACTTCTTCCAACACTTCAAAAGTGGCTTCACTCTCAATACGCATTGGTTGCTGTCTATTTACCAAAGGACGGACGTCACTCTCTATTTTCATGGGCGCCTGTTGTTTGATCAAAGGTTTAACATCACTCTCAATTTTCATTGGTTGTTGTTGTTTTATCAATGGCTTGACATCACTCTCAATTTTCATAGCCTGTTGTTGCTTGATGAGTGGTTTGATATCACTCTCTAACTTGACCTGTTGTTTCTGATGTGATTCCAAGCTGTATTCGTCAAATGAATACACTTGTCCTTGATACAAATAACCTTCATCAGTCACACGAATGCACTCACACAAAGTATCATTTTTTTTGCAAACCGGACATTTACACGCTGAAAAACCATTGTAAGCTAAGGCTGACCACCCAAGAATTGTAACGCCAATGTATATAAAGCCAAGTGTTTCAACAAAACCCGAATTGTTCCAAATGTAAGCAATTTGTTCGCCCAAGCGTGACACATATTTCTTAAAAGAATTGTAAACATTATTGAACGAATACCACAAATTCTGACGTGAATGGTAAATCCGTGTATCGAAATTATACTGAATTTCCTGATTATCCAGAGCAATCTGAAGAGAAGCATTTGGATGCTCTCTATTGCGGATTCCATAGGTATTTAAGCGTTGAAAAGTTGTCCAATAGTCAGAATGGGCACTTATGTCAGCATGAATCTGATCTAAATCCGTGATGCCTAGGCCTTGAGGATGGGGAGTAGTTAAGTATGTAACATAAGCACGTAAAGTATTGTACGCAACTAAATCAGTAGCACTTGCTAAATCCAATGCACCAATCTCCAAA